TTACTTGTCAAAAATGGCTATTGCATCGTGTTTTTTCTGAGTATATAAATGGCTGTAAGTGCCCATCGTTTCAGTGATTTGAGCATGTCTCATAAGTGACTGTAAAACGAAAATATCTACACCATTATTTGCAAGATAAGATGCATAAGAATGTCTTAACGCGTGAATGTTATAATGGGGGAAAGCTTTTTGGAATTTCTTTTGAACATGACTGTAATGTTTGGGAGCCATTCCTCCGAAAATAAAATAACTACGTTCATCAAAATATTTGTTTAACTCTTTTTCACGTTGGTGTCGTTCAGTTAACATTGTATTGATGAATTTAGGTAAAGGAACAATATCCTCTGAACTATCTGTTTTTGGTCTCGGAAATATAGTTCTATTAGAGATGTCCATTGTTTTATTTATGGATATCTCTTTTTTGTATTTATTGTAGTCTGTCCAAACAAGAGCCATAGCTTCGCCAATCCTTAAACCTGTATAAAACATTAATGTAAATAACTCTCTGTAATCTTGCTCTTCAATGTCTTTGATTCTTTCTTCAAATTCTTCACGCATCATAAACTTAGGTTTTGGCTTTACACGCGGAATAGGTTTAATTGATATTGTTGGATCTGTACGTAATCCAAAGTATTTTTTGGCATAATTAATTACAACTTTAAAACCTGACCAAATTGTACGAGCAGAATTTGTTGACGCTACATTCTCTATTAGATATTTACGAAACTCTTGGCATTGATTTTGCGTTATCTTATTCATTTTTATGTGCCCGAACTTAGCTTTAAAGTGTTTATGATATTCATTTTGTTTGCGTCGTTTTGTTTTAGGTCTCAAATCGCTATTTTCTAAATAGTGATGAAAAACATAATCAAATGTTTTTGAATCGCTATATCCTTCGTTTACGTCATTCAAAAAGATAGCCTCTGCTCTCTTAGCTTCACGCTTAGTTGAAAAACCGCGTTGCATCTTACGTTTGTTATTACCGTATACATCTTTATATCTAATGGAAAAATACCATTTACCTGTATTATCATCCTTATATACTGGCATTTTGCTTCTCCCTCCTCAAAATTGGCAAAAAAATAATAAGGGTAGGCGGGCTACCCGAAATTTAGTACTAGGTACTAAATGTGATATAATAAAATAAAAAGTAGGTGATGAAATGTGCGTAAAGTTTACTGACGCAGAAATAGCTTATATAAAAGAATCAGTTGAAAATTATAGTAGTGAATTTGATATTTATGACGATGAACAAGAACTTAAATTAAAAATTTATGAACAAATTATGTTAAAAATAGAGTCCGAATACAAGGATATCTATTTATTCCGTCTTATTAATTGATTTACTGTATTCGGTTAATATTCTTTCGTTTTCATCAACGATGTCCTTTAGTGTGTTTAAAAGGAAGTCGCAATCACCTTTGGCTACTGCACCGGCTTGTGAATGGTTGATTATATTTCTCATACTATAAGCAATTTCTACCCGTTTTTTGGTTCTATAATTCACTTTACCCTCTTTAGTTAATTCTCCTAATAATTTGGTGTACATAGTTGAATCGGTGTCTTTATGTTTGATTTTATTCACTTTTTTTAATTTGATTAAAAACGTCTCTATAGCAACAGCAAAGGTTGCTGCAGCTGGCAAATACAACTCCCTTTTATAAGCTTGTAATCCTTGTTCTATTTGATAAGAAAAAGTTATATCATCAACAATCTTTTTCATGCTATTTAAATCTAAGTGGTTGAACGGTTGTATTTCATCATGTGCTTTGTTTATCAATTTCTCTTTCGACTTCGATATCAATGTATTGTAATGATCGTTAGCTAATCGTTTGCCATAATTAAAAAATAAATCTAAATTGTTTTGTATTATTACAGTCCCGATATATTTTCCGTAGTAAATAGACGTGTAATAAATGTAGTTATTAAAATCTAATAATCCGGATTGTTCTTCTACATACTTTTTAGAATCATATATGTATGAAGTAAAGTGTTTAGACAAATGTTTGATATCAGTATTACGAAAATTATATATTTCTTTTAATTTACTGTCATTTGAGATAACAACGATGCAAGGTTCTTCAAAAAAAGATTGATTTAGATAAAATATCGAAATCTTGTAATCGTCTTTTCTCATGAATGGGAAGGCTTCCGGATTACTACTAAACTGATAAATGTATCTGTTTTCAACTACATATTTGTAACCTTCTAAAAAATTACGCAAGTATTCTTTTAAAGTTTTATTCTCTTCCATCCCTCATCCTCCTCACGCCACACAAGCGCTATTAATCAATATGATGCAATTTAAAAACTCTCAACGGCTCAAATGTAATAGAATACTCGCCGTAGTGGGTACCAATACCATATATCTTTTTGTATTGTTCTATTGCTTCTAATATGTATTCTTCGCTTAATTGTAGATACTCAGACAACTCATACAAGTTACGTACGCCATAATTGTAAGCTTCAACAATTTCACGTAACGGAACAGCTGAGATAAAACCGTGTCGTCTTGCGTAATTTTCGAACTTGCGATTGTTGAAATTTGATTGATCTAAAATGTTGCCATACGTCAACTTATGGTGGGCAAGTTCCTCATATAATACTTCAGCCTTGCGTGTTTCTGACAATTTATTGTCTATAAGCACAATTCCATCTGAATAAAAACCTGCATATCCCTCTGGAAGCTCTACAAAATCTTTTACTTCTATGTGGTCATTTTCAATTAATATTTTTTCATATCTCGACATCAAAACCTTACCCCTTGCTGTTTAATCTTTCTTTTTAAATCTGTCAATTAATCCCATAATATAGTCTACATCTTCTTGTTTTAATTCCCCCTCAAGATGAGCTGCCATAGTTTGATGTTTGTCAGGTTCCATAGCTTTCAGTCCGCTTAATTCATCTAAAGATACATTAAAATAATTTGCTAAAGCACTTGCGTGTTCCATAGAAGGGCTAGTTAGACCTTTTTCCCATCTGTCGATTGATGCTTTTGAAAATTTAACTTCGTATTTTTCATTTAGTCTGGTTGCTAATTCTTGTAAAGACAAGTTTCGAGACTTTCGTAAAGTATTTAAGTTACTAGGGAAATTTGACATTTATTTTACTCCTTAATTTGTATTTTACAAACTTATTATATAAGTTTGTTCTCATTTTTGCAACACATTTCACAAATTTATTTCTCAAAAATGAAATTTATTTGTTGACACCTAAACTAACAGCTTGTATAGTGGTTAGTGTAATCTCATAAATGAGACGAAAGGAGGATGGAAAAGTGAATAAAGTTAGATATCAGAATTTGAGGAACTTCATTGATGAGAGCGAATATACACACAAACAAGTTGCAGATATGATTGGTATGAACCCTGCTAGATTCAGTCAAAAGATAAATAAAAATAAAAGTAACTTTACTATTGATGAAGCTAGTGCAATATGTACTGTTTTAAAAATAAGTATGGATGATTATTTTTTTAATCAAAACGTCTCAAAAATGAAACGTATAAAAGAAAAACAAACAACATAAAGGAGGACACTATGGAACAAATCACATTAACTAAAGAAGAGTTGAAAGAAATTATAGCGAAAGAAGTTAGAGAGGCTATAAACGGCAAGAAACCAATCAGTTCAGGTTCAATTTTCAACAAAGTAAGAATCAGCCATAACGATTTTGATGAAATTAATAAAAAGTTTGCTTATACAGAACGTTTAAGAGGTGCTGACAATCTCGGCTTAGGACATCCATTATCTTTGAAGAAATATCAACACGGAATAGGATGTTATGAAAATTACAAAGCATACGCTAGTGAAATTCACGACCACATTAGAAAACTTACATTATCAGCTTTTGGTGTAACGCTTAATTCTGATTTGAAAGAGAGTGAATACGATGAAGCTAGCAGAATGTATAACATGTTAAAGAACTTCTATTTATATCGTTACCAAAAACGAATTGAAAACTTGTCAATTGAAGATTTCGAATAAAGAAAAAGTCACATCTTAATAGGAGGAAAACAAATGCAAGATTTAAAAAAGATTCATGAAATAGCAGTAAAAATCATCGAACTAGCAGAAAAAGAAAAATGGAGCGAAGAGGAATTACTAACGACAATAGACCTCTTACATCTCCAAAATAAAAACTATTTACCAGAGTTACCTAGTTTAGATACTACGTTATAGAAATGTTGATACATTTTTTCTGTGTTTTCAGCAGTGGTATGCGAATGATGTGTATTATTACTACTCGCTCGCACATTTAAATGTTCTAAGTAACTTTTAGTTAATTCTAAAGCTATTTCTTTATCAGACATACTTATCACCTCCTTAGGTTGATAACAACATTATACACGAAAGGAGCATAAATATTATGCAAGCATTACAAACATTTTGTTTCCAATAAAAAAACACATGCTTTGTCGTGGAAAGCATGTGCTACGGAAATTTTGTTTGATTCTAGTCGCCACGACTAACAGCTCAAGTTTTGCTGGTATCGTCCCCAGCCCTGTAATGAGCTTAGGTGTTCAATCAAAGTCTAGCGTCCTATAAGTTACTACCTTACAGTACGCATACCTTTTTAACGTCTCAGTTGACTATGGAACACAACAAACGATGTTCTAATTTAGACTTACTAACCTATAAAACCACAGGATGATTTAAAACCTCGCATAAGCAAGGAAATCACCTCCCAGTGTAGTGGGGTTGGATTAATTATATAACGAAATATCGTTATGGACAATAAGGAGTGGTAAGATGCTGAACTTAAAAGAATTGAGAGAAGAAAAGGGGATAACACGCTATCAACTAGCGAAGCTAACAGAATTACAAAATTCGACAATTCGATCTATCGAAACAGAAGTTAAAAATCCCGGTTTCCTCACAGTAAGAAAAATATGCGATGCACTACAAGTTGATATCGCTAATGTAAAGGAGAAATAATATGCAAGAATTACAAACATTTAATTTTGAAGAATTACCAGTAAGAACAGTGGAAATTGAAAACGAACCTTATTTTGTAGGAAAAGATATTGCTGAGATTTTAGGGTATGCAAGAGCAGACAATGCCATTAGAAATCATGTTGATAGCGAGGACAAGCTGACGCACCAATTTAGTGCATCAGGTCAAAACAGAAATATGATCATTATCAACGAATCAGGATTATACAGTCTAATCTTCGATGCTTCTAAACAAAGCAAAAACGAAAAAATTAGAGAAACCGCTAGAAAATTCAAACGCTGGGTAACATCAGATGTCCTACCAGCTATTCGCAAACACGGTATCTACGCAACAGACAATGTAATTGAACAAACATTAAAAGATCCAGACTACATCATTACAGTGTTGACTGAGTATAAGAAAGAAAAAGAGCAAAACTTACTTTTACAACAAGAAATCGGAGAACTAAAACCCAAAGCAGACTATGTAGATGAAATCTTAAAGTCAACTGGCACATTAGCCACAACTCAAATCGCGGCAGACTACGGTATATCAGCACAAAAGTTAAACAAACTACTACACGAAGCTAGACTACAACGAAAAGTAAATAAACAGTGGGTGCTTTACTCAGAACACATGGGCAAGAGTTACACAGATTCAGACACTATAACAATTGTGCGTTCTGATGGCAGAGAAGACACAGTTTTACAAACTAGATGGACACAAAAAGGCAGATTGAAAATACATGAAATCATGACTGAATTCGGTTATGAAGCTAACGTAACTGCTTAACAGGAGGGCGCAGCAAATGCAAGCTCAAAACAAAAAAGTCATCTATTACTACTATGACGAAGAAGGTAATAGACGACTATTATCAATTGGTAATTTAGATACCTATTTATTAGCAGATATCAAATCAAGATTTGGTTTATATAAAAAGGCAATCCCTGATTTAGATAATCTATACATTCAAATAGATGGTATCGAATTTAAATTATATTAAATTTTTGGAAATGCAAAGGAGGAGCAACAAATGAACAAACTATATAAAGCAACCCTCCTCATCACAATGGCAGTTGTGACTTGGAAGGTTTGGAAGATTGAAAAAAACACTAGAAACGCTGATTATCCGTTATCAGTTTCATTAAGTGATTTACCTGAACTATCAGCGAATTCTATTGCTTCAATATATTGACGGAAATAAAATTGACGACGTTTATTCAAATACTCTTGGTAATCAGAACGATTATTGAATTCTTCCAACTTTTTAGCATGTGGGAGCGTTTGAATATATGCGGAAGCAAATTGATGTGGATAGAATTTTGTCATAGTTATCCCTCCTTTCACTAGGAGATAACTAAATTATACACAACACAAAAATAAAAAGGAGAAAAAGATATGATGAAAAATAGTTTGCAAGCTAAAGAACTTGCGGTAATTTTATCTGTTTCTAAATCCAAAGCAGGACAAATAATAAGAGAACTGAATAAAGAACTTGAAGATGAAGGATACATTGCGATACGAGGCAGAATACCCGTCCAATTAGCTAGGAAAAAATTTCCTTATCACGACTTATCAGACCAGAGAATAATGGAGGAGTTGAAAAAAGAAAATGAGTAAAACTTATAAAAGCTACCTAGTAGCAGTGCTATGCTTCACAGTCTTAGCGATTGTGCTTATGCCATTGCTGTACTTCACTACAGCGTGGTCAATTGCGGGATTCGCAAGCATAGTGACATTCATATTTTATAAGGAATATTTTTATGAAGAATAAAAAACTGCTACTTGCGCCAACAAGTAACAGTATCAAGCACTTAAGAAAAATTTCAAGTTAAATATAAAACGAAAAACGGAGGAAGTCAAGGTGTATTACGAAATAGGCGATATCATACGCAAAAATATTCATGTTAACGGATTCGATTTTAAGCTATCCATTTTAAAAGGTCATATGGGCATATCAATACAAGTTAAAGATATGAACAACGTACCAATTAAACATGCTTATGTCGTAGATGAGAATGACTTAGATATGGCATCAGACTTATTCAACCAAGCGATAGATGAATGGATTGAAGAGAACACAGATGAACAGGACAGACTAATTAACTTAGTCATGAGATGGTAGGAGGTTGCTATGAAGCAGACTGTAACTTATATCATTCGTCATAGGGATATGCCAATTTATATAACTAACAAACCAACCGATAACAATTCAGATATTAGTTACTCCACAAATAGAAATAGAGCTAGGGAGTTTAACGGTATGGAAGAAGCGAGTATCAATATGGATTATCACAAAGCAATCAAGAAAACAGTGACAGAAACTATTGAGTACGAGGAGGTAGAACATGACTGAACAAACATTATTTGAACAGTTGAACAGTAAAAACGTGAATGATCATACAGAACAAAAAAATGGATTAACTTATCTAGCATGGTCATATGCACACCAAGAGCTGAAAAAGATTGACCCAAACTACACAGTAAAAGTACACGAGTTTCCACATCCAGATATTAACACAGAAAATTATTTTGTACCTTATTTGGCTACACCAGAAGGCTATTTTGTACAGGTATCTGTGACTGTGAAAGATAGTACAGAGACTGAGTGGCTTCCAGTATTGGACTTTAGAAATAAATCGCTTGCTAAAGGTAGTGCAACAACTTTCGATATTAACAAAGCGCAAAAACGATGTTTTGTTAAAGCTTCGGCTTTACACGGTTTAGGCTTATATATCTACAACGGCGAGGAACTACCAAGTGCAAGTGACAACGATATTACAGAATTAGAAGAGCGTATCAATCAGTTCGTGAACTTATCTCAAGAAAAAGGGCGAGATGCAACTATCGATAAAACGATGAGATGGCTAAAAATATCTAACATTAATAAATTAAGTCAAAAACAAATCGCAGAAGCACACCAAAAATTAGATGCGGGATTAAAACAATTGGATAGTGAGGAGAAACAATAATGTTAAACAGAGCAGTATTAGTAGGACGCTTAACAAAAGACCCAGAATTAAGAAGCGCGCCAAATGGCGTAAATGTAGGTACATTCACATTGGCAGTAAACAGAACATTCACGAATGCTCAAGGCGAGCGTGAAGCAGATTTTATAAACGTAGTAGTGTTCAAGAAACAAGCTGAAAATGTTAAAAACTACCTTTCTAAAGGGTCGCTGGCAGGTGTAGACGGGCGACTACAAACACGTAGCTACGAAAATAAAGTCGGGCAACGTGTATTTGTGACAGAAGTAGTAGCGGACAGTGTTCAATTCTTAGAACCGAAGAATAACAACCAACAACCAAACAACAATTATCATCAACAAAGACAAACTCAAACTGGTAATAATCCTTTTGATAATACCACTGCGATTACTGATGATGACTTACCGTTCTGATTGGAATGATTAAATGCCGAAAATTACTAGTTATATCACTCAAGACGACGGCACAACAACAGTTGTCATCTCGGATGTTGAATTAGGCAATAAAGAAACATTACTACTTGATAACGGGTTTGATGTAGAAGTAGATGTAAACGTTATAGATCCGTTTCAAATTACCGGCAAGCAACGTCGAAAAATATTCGCGCTTGTCAAAGACATAGAAGAACATACAGGTCAACCAATGGACTATATGAGACATATGTTCATCGAGTTTGTAAGAACGTACTACGGCTATGATGAACGTATTTCGCTAAGTAATTGTACGAGAACACAAGCAAGTCAAATCATTGAAGCAACGCTTGACTGGACGTTCTACAATGACATACCACTTAGCTACAAAACGAGTAATCTACTGAAACAAGATAAATCATTCTTATACTGGTCAACTGTTAACCGCAACTGTGTAATATGCGGAAAGCCTCACGCTGACCTAGCGCATTACGAAGCAGTAGGTAGAGGCATGAACAGAAACAAGATGAATCACTACGACAAACATGTATTAGCGTTATGTCGCGAACATCATAACCAGCAACATGCGATTGGCGTTAAGTCGTTTGATGATAAATACCACTTGCATGACTCGTGGATAAAAGTTGATGAGAGGCTCAATAAAATGCTGAAAGGAGAGAAAAAGGAATGAATAGACTAAGAGTAATAAAAATAGCACTCCTAATCGTCATCTTGGCGGAAGAGATTAGGAATGTTAGAAATTATAAAAAAGCTGTAGGAAAACCATTTTCTAGATATTAAAAACAACATTTGGCAAATGCTTTGCCAAAAGAGGTAATTTCAATGTACCCCTTGTCATACTCAATACAGGCAGGTTTTACAATTGTATAAACTTCATTGATAGATAAATTATAGTAACGAGATATATTTTCTATACCAAAATGATTAATCATATTAAAAACATCACGAACTTTTTTGTAAGTTTCTTTTTCATATTTTTGAATATAATTATTGATTATTTTGGGATCATCAAAACTTTCATAAAGATTTTCATTAGTATAAGAATTTAGACCTATGTCAATTTTTAATAAACCAATTCTTTCTAAATTATTTAATGAAATTTCTGTTGAATTTAAATCGATTGGTGAATTAGAAATAATACTATCTGACAAAAAGTCGCCTGCCTTACTATTGTCTCGTATATATTTGTATCTTACAGCCGGAATAACTTTTTGATTGCATAGAAATTTAAACAATATTGCATCTTTAGGTGACATTTGTTTAATAAGCTCAACAAAAGAGTGATGTACGTCATTTGTTTTGCGATTGTCCATTGCAGATGCAATTAAATTAGAGAAAAGATCTCTTATTACTCTTTCGCTAATATAAAATTTAGAACTTTCAATAGCGGGTCCAATTATTGAAAGTTCAGGTTCTTGTAGATTATTATCAGGTATCTTTTTTACCTTAGATTCAATATTAGCTTTAAAGTCAGTCAAGTCTAATTCTCGTTTATATTGTATTTTAGCAACCCAGTTATGATATCCACCAAAAATTAAATCCCAAGTAGAATTTAATGTTTTGATAGGTCCATCTGCAGCACCTTGAATAATTTTATCAATACCTTTACCTAAAATAGGATCCATAATTATTCACCCCCAATCTAACGCAGTAGCGATAACAAAATTATACCAGAAAGGAGAATCAACATGACTGACCAACCAAGTTACTACTCAATAATAACAGCAAATGTCAGATACGATAACCGACTTACTGACAGTGAAAAACTACTTTTTGCAGAAATAACGTCTTTAAGTAACAAGTACGGATACTGCACAGCAAGTAATGGTTACTTTTCCAAATTGTATGAAGTAACGAAAAGGACTATATCAGCTAGGATAAACAACTTAAAAGAAAATGGTTATTTAAAAATTGAGCTTGATTATAAAGGGAGTGAAGTTAAACAAAGAAGGTTATACCCCATGACGCAATCTTCTATACCTATAGAAAATAATTTCTATAGGGGTGTAGAAAATAATTTCCATACCCCTATAGAAAGAAACTTCCAAGAGAATAATACAAGTATTAATATTACAAGATTAAATAATACAAGTATTAATAATAATAGCGCAACTGACGTTACGCATGAGCAATTTGAGGAATGGTGGAAACTTTACGACAGGAAGAAAGATAAAAAGATATCTTTCACTAAATTCAAATCATGCTTAAAGAAACATTCTTTTGAGCAAATCATGCAAGGTACACGAGAATATTTGAAAACTATTACAGACAAACAATATCAAAAGTACCCTAAAACGTTCTTAAATAACGAAAGCTATATGAATGATTATAGCGAAGAGATTAAAGAAGAAGTAAACAATCAATATGTAGATGCGTTTCAGCGTGCATCACAATCCAGTATAGAAAATTTACCGTTTTAAAGGAGTGAGAAAGTGGAGTCATTCCAGAACTTAGCAAAGAAACCAACTTTAAAGAAACAAATCATTGAACAAGCGTTTGATTTGAAATGTGAGAACTGTGGACGTAAGTACGACTATTACAAATTTGATGACGGTTCAGAATTCAAACATGGTTGTGACTGCGAAATGATAGAGTTCGCCAAACAATCAACTGAAAACTATCACAAGAGAAATAGACGAAGAAAAGCAGAACGCATATTCAAGCAATCGATAATGAACGAAGATCTAACGAAAGCAACGTTTGATAATTACAATCCGACTAATGAACAACTAGAGTATGCAAAAAACTTATGCGAACGTTACGCAAACAATTTCACGTTAGACAATAAACAATCGCTACTAATCCAAGGTTCATTCGGTACAGGTAAATCACACTTATCAATGAGTATTGTTAAATCAGTTAAAGCTAAAGGCTACACAGTGTTATATATGAACGTACCTCAATTGATATCAACAATTAAAAACACTTATAACAACCAAACTGCTATGACCGAACAGGAATTGGCTCAAATTATAAGTGATGTCGATTTGATGGTATTCGATGATTACGGTATCAACATGAACGAATTCGCTACTAGTAAGATGTTCGAGCTTATCGAAAGTAGAATAGGTAAACACAATATCTTTACTACTAACTTAGATGAAAAAGAAATGACAAAAAACAAAGACTTACAACGTATATTCAGCAGAATCATGAGTAATACAACACTAATCAAGATGGATGGTCAAGATTACAGGACTAGAGGTTTAAAACTATGATTACCAAAGAATTTTTGAAAACTAAACTTGAATGTTCAGATATGTACGCTCAGAAACTCATAGACGAGGCACAGGGCGATGAAAATAAGTTATACGACCTATTTATCCAAAAACTTGCAGAACGTCATACACGCCCCGCTATCGTCGAATATTAAGGAGTGTTAAAAATGCCGAAAGAAAAATATTACTTATACCGAGAAGATGGCACGGAAGATATTAAGGTCATCAAGTATAAAGAGAATGAGAATGAAGTTTATTCGCTCACAGGAGCCCATTTCAGCGACGAAAAGAAAATTATGACTGATAATGACCTAAAACGATTCAAAGGCGCTCACGGGCTTCTATATGAGCAAGAGCTAGGATTACAAGCAACGATATTTGATATTTAGAGGTGGCACAGTGAGTAAATACAACGCTAAGAAAGTTGAGTACAAAGGAATTGTATTTGATAGCAAAGTAGAGTGCGAATATTACCAATATTTAGAAAGTAATATGAATGGCACTAACTATGATCGTATCGAAATACAACCGAAATTTGAATTACAACCTAAATTCGGGAAACAAAGACCGATTACGTATATAGCCGATTTCTCTTTGTGGAAGGAAGGGAAACTGGTTGAAGTTATAGACGTTAAAGGTAAGGCGACTGAAGTTGCCAACATCAAAGCGAAGATATTCAGATATCAGTATAAAGATGTGAATTTAACATGGATATGTAAAGCGCCTAAATACACAGGTCAAGAATGGATGGTATATGAGGACTTAGTGAAAGTCAGACGTAAAAGAAAAAGAGAAATGAAGTGATTTAATGCAACAACAACAAGCATATATAAACGCAACGATTGATATAAGGATACCTACAGAAGTTGAATATAAGCATTTTGATGATGTGGATAAAGAAAAAGAAACGCTGGCAGATTACTTATATAACAATCCGAACGAAATACTAGAGTATGACAATTTAAAAATTAGAAACGTAAATGTAGAGGTGGAATAAATGGCGGGCATAAATACGAAAGTGAGAATAGACGGTAAGTTGATGACGCTTATTGATGCATCTGATAAATACGACATCAAAGTATCGACATTGATTACTAGGTACGACAGAGGAGCGAGGGGGAAAGACTTAATACAAAATGTAATAAAGCCTAAGAAAGTAAAGGTTGACGGTAAGATGATGACTGTTGGTGAAGTGGCTAAAAAGTACAACCTAAGTGAAGGGGCAATTAATGGCAGGATAGCAAAAGGGCTAACGGGCGATGCGCTTATTGCGCCACCACAAGGAAAGAAAATGTTTAGAGACGACGGAAGAATCACACAAGAGGAAAGACGCATACTGTCAGAAATTGACGCTAGACATGAGCAAGAACTGCGAGACAAGAGAAAAGCAGAAAAGAATGAGGAAGAACGTCAACGTCTAGCAATGATTGAGAAATATAAGCGACGTGATCCGTACTGGTTTGATGTCACTTATAACCAAATGTTCAAGAAGTGGCAGGAAGTATAAATGCCTAAAACCGATAGCGCATGTAAAGAATACTTAAACCAATTTTTCGGCTCTAAGAGATATCTGTATCAAGATAACGAACGAGTGGCTCATATCCATGTAGTAAATGACACTTATTACTTTCACGGGCATATCGTACCAGGTTGGCAAGGCGTGAAAAAGACATTTGATACAGCGGAAGAGCTCGAAATATATATAAAGCAACATGGTTTGGAATACGAGGAACAGAAGCAACTAACTTTATTTTAGAGGAGATGGAAATGATGAATAACCGCGAACAAATTGAACAATCAGTTATCAGTGCTAGCGCATATAACGGTAATGATACAGAGGGATTGCTAAAAGAGATTGAGGACGTATATAAGAAAGCGCAAGCGTTCGATGAAATACTTGAGGGTTTACCTAATGCTATGCAAGATGCACTCAAAGAAGATATTTATCTTGATGAAGCAGTAGGGATTATGACGAGTCAAGTTGTCTATAAATATGAGGAGGCACAGGAAAATGACTAACACATTAACAATTGATCAGTTACAAGAGTTATTACAAATACAAAAGGAGTTCGACGATAGAATACCAACGCTGAACTTACGAGATAGCAAAATAGCATATGTGGTTGAATTCTTTGAATGGTTTAACACATTGGAAACGTTCAAGAATTGGAAGAAGAAACCAGGTAAACCGTTAGACGTACAGCTAGACGAGTTAGCAGACATGTTAGCGTTTGGATTGAGTATTGCTAATCAACAAGCAGATAACATGGAAGAAATTTTGGGTTATTTAGATGACGGAGATTTTAACGACTATATAGAACGAGTTGAAATCGATTTTAACGATAGTGATGTAGTAGATGAATTTATGTCAACTATAGATGAAATGTATGAAAGTCCATATAGTAGCAACTTATTTTTACCGTTTGCATTAGCGAACAACTACTACACTATCGATCAACTCATTGACGCATACAAAAAGAAAATGAAAAGGAACCACGAAAGACAAGATGGAACAGCAGACGCAGGGAAAGGATACGTATAAAGACATCTTAGATCGAGTCAAGGAGGTTTTGGGGAAGTGAGAGAACGCACTAAAATTATATATCGTGGTTGGAACAAGGAGATATTTATTTTACAGGGTAAAAATATGAATGTTATTGGTTTGCGCCAAATATTTGATGAACTCAAAAGATTGTACGAAGGTTATAAAATCGTTGTTATTCCAATAGAAGTTGATTTTGAAATCAAATAAATAGGAGTGATGAGAAGTGACACAATACTTAGTCACAACATTCAAAGATTCAACAGGACGACCACATGAACATATTACTGTGGCTAGAGATAATCAGACGTTTACAGTTGTTGAGGCAGAGAGTAAAGAAGAAGCAAAAGAGAAGTACGAGGCACAAGTTAAAAGAGATGCAGTTATTAAATTAGGTCAGTTGTTTGAAAATATAAGGGAGTGTGGGAAATGAATCAGCTGAGAATTTTATTACATGACGGTAGTAGTTTGATATTACATGAAGATGAATTATTTAACGAAATAGTATTTGTTTTGGATGATTTTAGAAATGATGATGACTATTTAACGATAGAAAAAGATTATGGCAGAGAACTTGTATTGAACAAAGGTTATATAGTTGGGATTAATGTTGAGGAGGCAGACGATGATTAACATACCTAAAATGAAATTCCCGAAAAAGTACACTGAAATAATCAAAAAATATAAAAATAAAACACCTGAAGAAAAAGCTAAGATTGAAGATGATTTCATTAAAGAAATTAATGATAAAGACAGTGAATTTTACAGTCCTATGATGGCTAATATGAATGAACATGAATTAAGGGCTATGTTAAGAATGATGCCTAGTTTAATTGATACTGGAGATGGCAATGATGATTAAAAAACTTAAAAATATGGATTGGTTCGATATCTTTATTGCTGGAATACTGCGATTATTCGGCGTAATCGCACTGATGCTTGTTGTCATATCGCCTATATACACAGTGGCTAGTTACCAACACAAAGAAGTACATCAAGGAACTATTACAGATAAATATAACAAGAGACAAGATAAAGAAGACAAGTTCTATATTGTATTAGACAACAAACAAGTCATTGAAAATTCTGATTTATTATTCAAAAAGAAGTTTGATAGCGCAGACATACAAGCTAGGTTAAAAGTAGGCGACAAAGTAGAAGTTAAGACGATTGGATATAGAATACACTTTTTAAATTTATATCCGGTCTTATACGAAGTAAAGAAGGTAGATAAAAAATGATTAAACAAATAGTAAGACTATTATTCTTACTAGCAATGTATGAGCTAGGTAAGTATGTAACTGAGCAAGTATATATTATGATGACGGCTAATGATGATGTAGAGGCGCCGAGTGACTTCGCAAAGTTGAGCGATCAGTGTGATTTGATGAGGGCGGAGGTGTCAGAGTAGATGATGTGGTTAGTCATAGCAATTATATTACTAGTCATCTTATTGTTTGGTGTGATGTTGCAAGCTGAACAGTTAAAAGGCGATGTGAAAGTTAAAGAGCGAGAGATAGAGATATTAAGAAGTAGATTGAGACACTTTGAAGATTAACGGGGGTTAAACGAATGAGTTTGAGAAAATCAACGCAAAGATATTTAGAAAGTGAATTAAGCAATTACAACTACTTCGATAAAGATATAGCGCGTGTAAGAGATGAAGTTTTAAACCCGTGGAGTCAACAAGATACTAATATCGGTGGAGATAGGGTGCAAAGCAATGTAAGTGTAACTGAAATAAAAGCTATTAGAGTTGTTAATGATAGAAGATTATCGCAATTGGCCAGAATGAAATCAGCTATAGAGGTTGTGTATAATCACAGCACTGTAGAGACTCAAAAACTTATGGAACTTTATTATTTCAAAAAACCTAGAACATTAAATCTAACTGGTGTGGCACAAGAAATAAATGTAAGTAAATCTACCGCTTATGATATGAGGAAAGATATACTAGTTAGGTTAGCAGATGAATTAGGAATAATACATTAAGTTTGGAAAAAGTCTGGAAAAATAACGTCACTTTCGGTGTTAATATGATAGCGTAAGATATTGACTATCTTACTGCGTTTCCCTTATCGCAATTAGGAATAAAGGATCTATGTGGGTTGGCTGATTATAGCCAATCCCTTTTTTTATTTTAAAAAGCGTATAGCGCGAGAGTTGGTGGTAAATGAAATGAACGAAAAACAAAAGAGATTCGCAGATGAATATATAATGAATGGATGTAATGGTAAAAAAGCAGCAATTTCAGCAGGTTATAGTAAGAAAACAGCAGAGTCTTTAGCAAGTCGATTGTTAAGAAATGTTAATGTTTCGGAATATATTAAAGAACGATTAGAACAGATACAAGAAGAGCGTTTAATGAGCATTACAGAAGCTTTAGCGTTATCTGCTTCTATTGCTAGAGGAGAACCTCAAGAGGCTTACAGTAAGAAATATGACCATCTAAACAATGAAGTGGAAAAAGAGGTTACTTACACAATCACACCAACTTTTGAAGAGCGTCAGAGATCTATTGACCACATACTAAAAGTTCACGGTGCGTATATCGATAAAAAAGAAATTACTCAGAAGAATATTGAGATTAATATTGGTGAGTACGATGACGAAAGTTAAATTAAACTTTAACAAACCATCTAATGTTTTCAACAGAAACATATTCGAAATACTAACCAATTACGATAACTTCACTGAAGTACATTACGGTGGAGGTTCGAGCGGTAAGTCTCACGGCGTTATACAAAAAGTTGTTCTCAAAGCTTTGAAAGACTGGAAATATCCTAGACGTATACTGTGGCTTAGAAAAGTACAATCAACAATTAAAGATAGTTTGTTCGAAGATGTCAAAGATTGTTTGATAAACTTCGGTATTTGGGACATGTGCCTTTGGAATAAGACTGATAACAAAGTTGAATTGCCAAACGGCGCAGTTTTTTTGTTTAAAGGATTAGATAACCCAGAGAAAATAAAGTCGATAAAAGGCATATCAGACATAGTAATGGAAGAGGCTTCTGAATTCACACTAAATGATTACACGCAATTAACGTTGCGTTTGAGGGAGCGTAAACACGTGAATAAACAAATTTTTCTAATGTTTAACCCAGTATCTAAATTGAATTGGGTTTATAAGTATTTCTTTGAACATGGTGAACCAATGGAAAATGTCATGATTAGACAATCTAGTTATCGGGATAATAAGTTTCTTGATGAAATGACACGTCAAAACTTAGAGTTGTTAGCAAATCGTAATCCAGCATATTACAAAATTTATGCGTTAGGCGAATTTGCTACACTAGACAAATTGGTTTTCCCTAAGTATGAAAAACGTTTAATAAATAAAGATGAGTTAAGACATTTACCTTCTTATTTTGGATTGGACTTTGGCTACGTTAATGATCCTAGTGCTTTTATACATTCTAAAATAGATGTAAAGAATAAGAAATTATACATCATTGAAGAGTATGTTAAACAAGGTATGCTGAATGATGAAATAGCTAATGTCATAAAGCAACTTGGTTATGCTAAAGAAGAAATTACAGCAGATAGTGCAGAACAAAAAAGTATAGCTGAATTAAGGAATCTAGGGCTTAAAAGGATTTTACCAACCAAAAAAGGGAAGGGTTCGGTTGTACAAGGGTTACAATTCTTAATGCAATTTGAAATCATTGTTGATGAACGTTGTTTCAAGACTATTGAAGAGTTTGACAACTACACATGGCAAAAGGACAAAGATACAGGCGAATATACCAATGAACCAGTAGATACATACAATCATTGTATCGATTCGTTGCGTTATTCAGTGGAACGATTCTACAGACCGGTTAGAAAACGCACAAATGTCAGTTCGAAAGTTGACACAATAAAATCACTAGGATTATAGGAGGGAACAAATGTTAAAAGTAAACGAATTTGAAACAGATACAGATCTACGGGGAAACATGAATTACTTATTTAATGATGAAGCCAATGTTGTTTACACATATGACGGGACGGAATCCGATTTATTACAAAACGTTAATGAAGTAAGTAAATACATTGAACATCACATGGATTACCAACGACCTAGATTGAAAGTGTTAAGTGATTATTACGAAGGTAAAACTAAGAACTTAGTTGAGTTAACACGACGCAAAGAAGAGTACATGGCAGACAACCGTGTAGCTCATGATTACGCATCTTATATTAGCGATTTTATTAACGGTTATTTCTTAGGTAATCCAATTCAATACCAAGATGATGACAAAGATGTATTAGAAGCTATTGAGGCGTTCAATGATTTGAATGATGTTGAGTCACACAATAGATCTTTAGGATTAGATTTGTCAATTTATGGTAAAGCTTATGAGTTGATGATTAGAAATCAAGATGATGAAACGCGTTTATACAAGAGTGATGCGATGAGCACTTTTATCATATATGACAACACAGTTGAACGTAACAGTATCGCAGGCGTTAGATATTTAAGAACTAAACCAATAGACAAGACCGACGAAGATGAAGTGTTTACTGTTGATTTATTCACTTCACACGGTGTTTATAGATATCTTACCAATAGAACAAATGGATTGAAGCTCACACCACGTGAAAACAGTTTTGAATCTCACTCATTTGAACGCATGCCTATTACAGAATTTAGCAATAACGAAAGAAGAAAAGGGGATTACGAGAAAGTAATCACTTTAATTGATTTGTATGATAATGCTGAATCAGATACAGCTAACTATATGAGTGATTTAAATGACGCTATGTTACTTATTAAAGGTAATTTAAATTTAGATCCTGTAGAAGTTAGAAAACAAAAGGAAGCTAACGTGTTGTTTTTAGAACCGACTGTTTATGCTGATAGCGAAGGTAGAGAAACAGAAGGTTCAGTTGACGGTGGTTATATTTATAAGCAATACGATGTACAAGGTACCGAAGCTTATAAAGACCGTTTGAACAGTGATATACACATGTTTACCAACACGCCTAACATGAAAGATGATAACTTTAGTGGCACTCAATCGGGCGAGGCAATGAAATATAAATTGTTCGGATTAGAACAACGTACTAAAACTAAAGAAGGATTGTTCACTAAAGGGTTAAGACGTCGTGCTAAGTTGTTAGAGACAATACTTAAAAATACACGGTCGATTGACGCTAACAAAGATTTCAATACTGTTAGATACGTATACAACAGAAACTTACCTAAATCATTAATCGAAGAATTAAAAGCTTATATTGATTCTGGCGGGAAGATTAGTCAAACAACTTTAATGTCTCTATTCTCGTTCTTCCAAGACCCTGAATTAGAAGTTAAGAAAATCGAAGAAGACGAGAAAGAATCTATTAAAAAGGCTCAAAAGAATATGTATCAAGACCCTAGAGACATCAATGACGATGAACAAGACAATAACACAAAAGATTCTGTTGATAAAAAGGAATGATTGTAATTGCCTAACAAAAACACTCAAGAATATTGGGAAGAACGCGGACGTAAAGCAATCGAGAATGAGTTGAAGCGGGATAAAAGTAAAGCCGAAGAAATAGAACGTATATTGAATATGATGATTAAGCGCATTGAAAAAGAAATCAATGCGTTTATTGTTAAGTACGGATATTTTGCAGGCGTTACATTACAAGAAGCGCAAAAGATTATTGATGAGTTCGATGTAAAAGCGTTTCAAGAAGAAGCAAAAAGATTGGTCGAAAACAAGGACTTTAGCGATAGAGCAAATGAAGAATTAAAGAAGTATAACACTAAGATGTATGTATCTAGAGAACAGATGTTAAAGATTCAAATAGAATTCTTAATTGCTTATGCAACAGCTCAAACAGAATTATCGATGAGGGAATATTTCGAAACAACAGCTTATCGTGTGTTCAGTGATCAAGCGGGTATTTTAGGTGAAGGTGTACAAGTAGCTAAAGAAGTTATAGATACAATCGTTGATACACAATTTCATGGTGTCGTTTGGTCAGAGCGATTATGGACTAATACTGAAGCGATGAAACAAGAAGTAGAAGAAATAATTGCTAATGTGGTTATTAGAGGTCGACATCCTAATGAATACGTTAAAGATATGCGTAAACACTTAAATAAATTCGAAGGCACAGCAAGACAAAAGACTGCAGCAATTAAATCATTGCTTTATACGGAATCGGCACGTGTTCACGCACAATCAAGTATTGACAGCATGAAAGAAATTTCACCGGAAGGATATTATATGTATATTGCAAAAATTGATAGTAGAACAACTAAAGTATGCAAGGGGCTTAATGGAGAAATATTCAAAGTTAAAGACGCTAAAATTGGTGTTAATTTCTACCCTATGCATATCAATTGTCGTTCAGATTGTGCATTACTACCTAAATCTATGTGGCCGAAAAAACCAAACAAGAAACGAAAAACAAAATACTTCGGAGGAAAAGTGAAAAGCGATGATTGATTTAAAAGTAAAGGTTTTTAAAGGCAAGTTAGCATTGTATGATAGTAAATTAAGTGTTTGGAGGATATTGGTATGAGCAATACTGACAAATACCTTAGAGACATAGCAAGAGAGTTAAAAGGTATACGTAAAGAGTTACAAAAGCGAAACGAAACAGTCATTATTGATGCAAACTTAGACAGTGTAAGGTCGGCAGTATTAGCCGATAAAGAAAAATCGAAATATAATGAACTTCTCTTTTAATAGCTAGCACTTAATTGTGTTGGCTATTTTTTATGTCCAAAACGTGCTGATGACATAAAAAGCACGCATGGAAAAACAGTCGACAGACTATAAATGGAGGTATATCTCATGGAAGAAAATAAACTTAAGTTTAATTTGCAATTTTTTGCAGACCAATCAGATGATCCGGACGAACCAGGCGGAGATGGTAAAAAAGGAAATCCTGATAAGAAAGAAAATGACGAAGGTACTGAAATAACCTTCACGCCAGAGCAACAAAAGAAAGTTGATGAAATACTTGAACGTCGTGTAGCCCACGAAAAGAAAAAAGCTGATGAGTACGCAAAAGAAAAAGCAGCAGAAGCTGCTAAAGAAGCTGCTAAATTAGCGAAAATGAACAAGGATCAAAAAGATGAATATGAACGCGAACAAATGGAAAAAGAGCTGGAACAATTACGCTCAGAAAAACAATTAAATGAAATGCGTTCAGAAGCAAGGAAAATGTTAAGCGAAGCGGAAGTTGATTCATCAGATGAGGTTGTTAATTTAGTTGTAACAGATACTGCTGAACAAACTAAATTGAATGTTGAAGCTTTTTCTAATGCAGTAAAAAAAGCGGTTAATGAAGCGGTTAAGATTAACGCTAGACAATCGCCATTGACTGGTGGAGATTCATTTAATCACTCGACTAAAAATAAACCGCAAAACTTAGCTGAAATAGCTAGACAAAAAAGAATTATTAAAAATTAACGGAGGCATTTAAATGGAACAAACACAAAAATTAAAATTAAATTTGCAACATTTTGCAAGTAACAATGTTAAACCACAAGTATTTAACCCTGATAATGTAATGATGCACGAAAAGAAAGATGGCACGTTGATGAATGAATTCACAACGCCCATCTTACAAGAGGTTATGGAAAACTCTAAAATTATGCAATTAGGTAAGTACGAACCAATGGAAGGTACTGAGAAGAAGTTTACTTTTTGGGCTGATAAACCAGGTGCTTACTGGGTAGGTGAAGGTCAAAAAATCGAAACATCTAAAGCTACATGGGTTAATGCTACTATGAGAGCGTTTAAATTAGGGGTTATCTTACCTGTAACAAAAGAGTTTTTGAATTACACTTATTCACAATTCTTTGAAGAAATGAAGCCTATGATTGCTGAAGCATTCTATAAAAAGTTTGATGAAGCGGGTATTTTGAATCAAGGTAACAATCCATTCGGTAAATCAATTGCACAATCAATTGAAAAAACTAATAAGGTTATTAAAGGTGACTTCACACAAGATAACATTATTGATTTAGAGGCATTACTTGAAGATGACGAATTAGAAGCAAATGCGTTTATCTCAAAAACACAAAACAGAAGCTTGTTACGTAAAATTGTAGATCCTGAAACGAAAGAACGTATTTATGACCGTAACAGTGATACGTTAGATGGTCTACCTGTGGTTAACCTTAAATCAAGCAACTTAAAACGTGGTGAGTTAATCACTGGTGATTTCGATAAGTTGATTTACGGTATCCCTCAATTAATCGAATACAAAATCGATGAAACCGCACAATTATCTACAGTTAAAAACGAAGATGGCACACCTGTAAACTTGTTTGAACAAGACATGGTGGCA